CAATATGATTGACACACTCGCAACTAACGCATTTCCTAACACCGTCTACTGTAATCATGCGAGGGTCATTACACATCTCGCAACACTCGGATAGTGGCACTATGTCTAATTCAACACCCTTATCTGTAAAAGTTGCTCTGACACCGCTTGGGTCAATTATTTCCATATCACCCATTGTTTTCACCATCAAAAAACCATCTTCCGTTTGGCGACATCTTTGCCCAAACCGCGTGTTCTTTCACCTTGCTTTTACAAACATATCCATAGTAAGGACGACCCCCAGTTGAGATTCCTTGTTTTAAAATATGCCCATGTTCGCACTCAGGGGGCGGGTTAGGTATTGCAGTACCAATTTGATCTACAACATCACCAACAGACCACACAATAGGTTCAGGTTCTTTTTTGTCTTCAACAAACGAAGTTCTCAAAGCCTGTTCTACTACGGCTGATCTTGAATTAGGTCTACCGTAGATTGTTTTAGGTTCACTTTCCGCAGAAATGACTTTAGCCATCTCGCTTTGACTTGGGCGTTTACCCTTGGCTGCGTATCCAGCGTTAGCAAGGCTGCGTCCCAAACTGGAAGTCTCGCATACTTCAAGCGCACTCGTAGACATAATACCTCTATCCGCAACCATTTCATAAGCAAGACCAGTTGCAAAAGGAACGGCGTCCATGAAAGTACGATATATCGCAGAGCGGACAATAAAACGAGTAGAACTCGCTTCAACAAGTTGAGTGTCAATCCTAAAATCAGGATAATCAGCAATAAATCTAGCAAGGCGCACCTCTACCGTTTCATAGTCGTTAATGTTAAATGCCATTTATTTCACCCCCAAAATCGTTTTCATAAGAGTTCAATAGTTCGTTGTATATTGCCGCGTAACCAATGAGGTCTTTAATACTGTCTTGATGAGTTGGTGTCTCGGTAAGACGGCTGACCTTGACGAGCAACATGCACATTGAGGCTTGCATAGGCGATATGTAAGTTCCAAGGTAACCAGTCCACAGTTCTGAGATTCGTTCGTGATTTGTTCTACTGCTTCCATAAACGCGCCCTCTTGCATACAATGTCTCCCTTACTTCCTCAAGTAGTTCGTTAGTTTTTTTCATAGTCAAATACCTCATCTGACTGTTTGGCTATATTGGTAATCCTGCGGTGAGATTCAAAGCCCGCAGCGCGTCCTTTCCAATAACCATTTTGAAATGCGTTCTCTCTCATTAAGGCAATTATGTACCATACAAAAATTACACCGACCATAATTGCACACCAAATTAATCCAGCGTCTCTCATTATCTTGTCCAAGAACTTGCGTAGTCAGTTGTAAAACAATACAACTCAACTGCGTCGTCGTAGGCGATTGAGTAGGTATGACCTACTTGGTCAAGGAAGTGTGTAGCAAGGACAAGGGAAGCATAGTTTTCTACCCAAAAAATGTACTCATGGTTAAAGTTCATTTCTTGGTCAAAACGATCTTGTTGGATTTCCCAGTTTTGACCCTTAAACTCCATTTGGCTTTCTGTTAATCTTTCAAAGTCCAATGGGTTAATCTTGACATTACCAAGATTGATAGCATGTTTGATTTTCATTTAAAGCCTTTCCGTTAAACCAAGTCCGTTTACTTGGATAGGAAAAGCATGACTTAAAGGTCAGACATTTACAACGCCGAACATGGCGTGGCGTATAACGATTTGGTAACGAACCCTAAAGTAATCCTAGAGAGTCAAACTCATCAATCTGTTCGTCAATGGTTCTAGGCACATAGTCTGTTTCTCTACTCATACAATTTACCTTCAAATATAAATGTGCCGTTATTAATAGGGATAGGGACTACCTGCACTTTACGATCTTTAACATAGGCAACTGCGAATCCTTGTTGCCAGTTAGCATAACCACGCGTGTAAGCCATACCGCTTGAAGCAAGGTCTACTAAATTACCAACCTCTAAACCCCATACAGTACGCCCTAATTGACCCCTAGACGCCTCTGTAAAGGCTGCTAACCCTAATCTATGAGTGTGTCCACACACTACGCTTTTACCTAGCCTTCTAGCGCCATTTAAAGCCGTTTGTCCACCGACCTGACTAAGTGGAAAAGCGTCCCCATGTACTGCCGTCCAACCATGAGCCCAGTCAAATCCGTGTGGGTGAAACTTGATACCAAGTTTGTCGTATCCCATAAAACGGTCATATTGCAATTCGGGTAAGTTAAGAAAACTTGGAAGTCTTTTTTTAATTGATCTGTAAAGTCTAATTCCATGATTGCTTCCTACTACATCTGTAACGCCAAGGTAGTCAAGAACATCTTGAGTAGTCTTTCTATCTTCGTCTAAGTTTCCAACCATCTCGTCAATTGTGCCAGCGTTAAATCCACCTAATTGAGGAAGGTCTATCTCATCACCAATTTGAATAGTTTGGTGGGGTCTCCATTTTGCTAAGAACTTGCCTACTACCTTCACGCTTTTTTCGTCAAAGAAAGGCGACTGAAGGTCGCTAATGAACGCGACCCGCTTAATCTTCGTCCTGATCGTCGGTTGGGTCAACGCGTGGAATTAAAGCGTCGGGTGAATCATTGCTAACCCAGTCAGGTAATGCGTGAGGTTCTTGCATAAAAAACCACGCAACTTCATTTGTAAATCCAGCCTTTTTAGCGGCTTTGTAAATCTCATGTTTTGTAATCATAAAAACATCTAATTTAGATAGAGGTTCAGGCGAACGGCGAACCACACGCCTATTGATCTTCTTACGCTTACGAGTGTTAGCCATGAGATAAGTTTACTTCCTACTAATGACAATAAAGAGTTCATCTATGCGATCAGACAATCGTGTCGTTTCTGTTTGTAAAGCAGTCAACTGATCTTTCATGCTTGAGCCCCCATTGGGGCGAAGTTCATTTAACCAACCTCGTACCAAGTATCGCAATCCTGCAAGCACTCCGATTAATGTGGTAGTTATTCCAGCCGCAAAGCCAGCCCACTCAAGGGCTGTCATTACTCTTTGCTACCTAGACCGTATTGCTTTTCGGTTGGGTCAATTGCCTTGATAACAGGCGCTAAAACGCTACCTAAAAGAATTGCGTACTCAGGGCGCATGTCTGCGGCAATGGCTAGAATTACGGTTATACCGCTTGCGATTACTGCTCTTGCGTAAGACTTAATTGCTGCTATGTGCTTATCTGATAGTTTCATTGATTACCCCCTAGTAGTGGTATGTTAAAAAATTCTGAATTATGATCTTGGTCTGCACGAAATGAACAATGTATGTGGTGGTTATGTTTATTTATGCCTTTGTACTTTCGCCATTTCCAACCAAGTAAAGGCGAAGCAATCTTTTCCTCAAAGATTACATAAGAGATACGCCCGTGATTTTTCCCGAACAATCTAATTTGATCTGCCAAATACGCTGGAAGCCGTTTGTCGTCAGATAACCCAATAGAAATATCAATTGCACGGACGCAGGCTGTTTTTGGGTCAGGGTTATGATCGGATTTTGGCGCTCTAGACACATGTGCCAAAGAAGCAATCCACCCATCACTTTTACGATTCCTGTCGGGGAAGCAGTCATCAACTTGATTTCTGAATTGAACCGCAGCCTTTGATAACCACGGTTTCATTATGAAAGAAGTAGTTTTGCTTCCTCGGCACTAATGCCAAGTTTTGCTAATAGATCAGCCTTAGCAGTTTCTTTTGCTTCGGCTTCGGCAATTTGATCTGCCTTAACTTGTTCAATAGCAGTATCTATTTCTTTTTGTGTAGGTGCAACGCCATCTAATAAATCCCATTTGATAGTTGAGTAATCATCATTTTGAAATGAAAACTCAGCGTTTGGTTTTAATTTTTGAATTGCTTGAATTAAATAACTCATTATGCACCTATTTCTAAAGCAATAATTGACGATACTGTTGAACCTACTTGAGCAGTAACCGCGCCACTGTTTGCAGTTGAAGCAATACGGGCTTGGGTTTTATATGTTGTTGCAGATGTTGTGGCAGGAGAATCCAAGTAATTTAATGGCCAATAACCATTGTATAGAGTTTCGCTTTGTGTGTTTGATAATGCAAATGCATCATTATTATCATTATATCCTTTAAACACTTCAGTTGCACCGCGCATTAATCTCCATGCAGCACCAACCGCAGTTGCACTTCTAAAAAATTTTAATTGTTGGCTAACTATTATTAAAACTTTACTTGTTGCAGATGTTGGCGTAATTGTTACTGTAAGTGCTGTATCGGTCATACTTGTACTTGCGATAACAGTCGCAGTGTTTGTTGTTCCTTGCACTACTTGCAAAACTTTACCGCCACCAGCAGGTGAAGCCCATTTTAACCCTAATGCTTCGGCAGAATCAGCCGTTAAAACTTGTCCGTTTGTGCCAATTGGTACTCTAGCGTTTGTTGTACTGTAACCAAATAAATCACCTTTAGTAGTTAAAGGTAATGCAGTACCAGCCTGAGTGAAGTCAAACCATATTGCAGAACTATCAGAACTAAAATATAAAAATCCACCGTCATATTGTGTAACGCCTAGACTACCTGCGCTATTAACTGTTGCAGTACCAGCCGTAATAGTCATAACACCTGCGCCAATGTTTTGAATCTGTACTGAATCACCTGCGGAAAATAATCCAGTATTAACTGTAATTGTTGTTGCACTTGCGCTGTTCATTTGGATAACAGTTCCCGCGTCTGGGGCTGTTAAAACATAAGAAGCGGTCTTAGTGCTAGGTGAACCACCACCCATTGCAGTTTGCTGCAAACTTGTCATTTGGGCGGCTGTCAATACCTGCCCTGTTGTAAAGGTCTGTTTTGCCATTATTCTCCTTGTTTAGTAGGTAAGTATATCGTCATTTAACTGACCATAAGTCGTATTGTCTAAAATAAATCCGTCGGAAATTGGTTCGGTTGTAAGGAAGGTTGCAAGCATGCTGTTCGGGGTTATATCCCACCTAACCCCTTGGATTGATAGGTTCTTGGTAATAACTGAACCGTCGGGTTGTATGTTGCTTATTAAAGCGTTTGTAAAGTAATCAATGTCTAGGATTGTGGCAGTAGGGACATTAGTGTCAAGCATGTCAATAACCATTTCGTCAATGCGGATAGTCGTATCAGACCTTGAGGAAATGAATAAAGCGGCAGCGTTTAAAACTTCCGCGTCGGTTTCAAGGATTAGATTTTCTGCGGTCATTGTATGCGGGAAGTAGGTAGCCACGCTTTCAGCGTCGGTAAATACCTGCTCTGCACCGCCCACACGCTTAAACTTGCCCACATTAAGAATAAGTTTATCGTCAAAGGCTAACTTAACGCTTTTGTAAGGTATACCGCCTGTTTGATTAAAAGAGATAGGTGTCGTTGCTGAAGCGGCTATTGTGTTTGTTCTATTCTTAAAGACAACATTGCCTTCGTGGTTTACAAATACCGCGCCTTGCTCGGAGAACTCTGCCGCTTGAATTGCTGACAATGAAGTTCTAGTTGCACCTGTATCGGCTTGAGCCGTTGAATTACCTGTATCAATTTCTCTCATACCCGCAGGAAAATCTACGGTGTCCAAAATCTTATTTAACCGTGTGCCAATGTCTTGCCCTGCGGCTTCGCCTGTAATTGTATTAATAACTGCCAAGTTAAATAATCTAAAAGCGTCGCTGCAATAAATATCTGTATAACCAACACTCTCAGATTGATCGTATCTATAAGCATAATTCTGAACATAACCGCTATAAAGAAAATACTCCGTGCCACTATAAATTGCTGACACTCTTAACTTTCTTAAAGGTGTTACATAAGGATACCAAGGGCTTAAAGTATTTTGCGGATTAAAGTCGCCGTTATTATCGTATACAGTAACAATTGCAGTACCAGCCTCATAGGTATCGCGCCCAATACTTCGTCCTCTAGTTATGTTAACTTGTCTCGTTACGCTAGTTAAGTCTGCAATTAAGGTTGCGCTTCCTTCAATACCTAAAATGTCTTGATCTAAAATGCCTGAACCTAAGACAAGCGGAAACCCAAAGGTAGCGCCCGAACTGAAATCTAGGGTTACTTTAAGTGTTACTGGTAAAGGCATTACTGATAATCTCTAACTCTGCCAATACTTGAGAAAGAACCTGAAGCAGATGAGTCAACTAATTGCATACGGATTGTGTCAGCCAAATCTTTATTGCTAATGACGCTTCCTTGAACGGTAACATTGACATTAGTTCTTGCTGCGCCACCTTGATCGCCACCGCGTCCCAATGATCGCTCTAAGTTAGTTAAATCATTTCTGCGTTGCTCTAATGCTCTTGCGGTTGCACCTTGATCTGCACCTAACCCTAATCCTGCAAGACCGCTAGTAATTGGTGGGGTTGAAGTGCCACTAGGAGTGGCGCCGCCAAGAGCAAGTGTGCTACTGGTATAAACGGTATCAACAATAACCGTTAGTTTTGGTGCTTTTAATTTATCAAGTGCGTTCTGTATTCCGTTAATGTCATTGATTGCTTCCAGCACATCAACTGGATAATCTCTAAATGGATTTAATGCAGACGGCAATTTTGCAATTGCTAAAGCAAGGTTGGTAGTTTGTAGTTGAGAAATAGCAAGTTGCGCTGCAAGTCTTTCGGCTTCAGACGCATTGCCTTGAATTAAAGCCAACTGTAAAGATAGTCTTAGTTTCTCATCTTCGGTAACTTGACCCTGAAGTGCTGCAAGAATTTGTATTTGGTCTAAGTCAAAAAGGGTTTGTGCTTTCTTTAATTTGGCTTGATCTTTAAGCGCTTTTGTTTGTGCTTGAGTTGCTTTTAATTGTGCGGCTGCGGCTGCTTTAGCGTCTGCGGCTGCTCTAGCGGCTGCACCTTCAGCATACTTAGCAGCACCGCCTTGATCTCCACCAACGCCAAGGGCTTTGCTTGCGCCAAATAAATTTAATATGTTCTCTGTTGCTCTAGTAGTTGAATCACTTAATGCTTCAACGCCTTTTGTTATTAAGCCAATTGCTGCAAACATGCCAGCCGTCATAGCCGCCGCACCTATTGGATTAAATAAGAAGTTTCTTGCTACTGCGCTTGCTAACAAAGCGTTTCTTAATTGCTTAACAACTTTAACAATTGTTTGTAAAGAAGCAATAAACGCTGCAATTTTATTAACGGTAAACGCTGCGGCTAAAACAATTGCAAAAGATTTTAATAAAACTATATTCTCGGAAATTAATCTACCAACATTGCTTAGGGTTTCTGAGGCAGAATTACCAAAGTTAATGATCTTGCCTTGCAATTGATCTATGTCTGTTGACTTAGAAATCTGCATTAGGGCTTCAACTAAACCCGCACCAATACTTACCTTTGCTGAATCGGCAGCAACTTTTATTTTGGCTAATTTACCCGCAAAGGTATCTGCGGCTGCGGCGGCAGAACCTTTAGTTACATTTGTAATTTCTTTTAAAATGGCAGCAAAATTACCTGAAGCAAGCGTGGCTTTACTTATGCCTAAATCTAATGTGCCTATGCTCTTTGTATTGCCTAGGTAAGCCTTGCTCAAAGCGTCTGCGGCGGCAGTAACGCTAATGTTTTGGCGGGCGGCAATATCTAAGGCTACATTTGTAAGGTTTTGTGAAGCGGCTAGGCTTCGTGTAGTTGTAAGCAGTTGTTGATAAGCAGGAATAAGTTGTTCATCAACCACGCCGTATTGAAGTTTAAGTGAGTTTAAAAAGGCTAGTGAATCTGAAGTGGCAAACTCAAAGCCAATAGTTCTTAATGAGTTTTTAAAAAGGTTAAGTTGTTTTTCTTGCGCTGCAAAGGCTGATATTGCTGACTTGGCGAACGCCGTAACACCCACGCCAATCAAGGCAGTTTTTACAG